TCTTAAAACGCAAGTGCGGTACGCCGCAAAGGCAGCGACGGAATTTCCCGACGCCGCCATGCTGGGGAAAATACTGCCGTATAATCCAGGATCATATACCGCAGCGTTTAAGAGTCTCGCCGGCGTATCGACAGATCTGCTGACAACAACGGAGCGAGCAGCGTGTTTCTCGAAAAATGTTGATGTATACGAATACGTCGGAGGCGCAAATATCACCCGTAACGGCAAAGTTGCTGGCGGTGAATACCTTGACGTTATGATATTCATCGACTGGCTGCAAGCGCGATGCACCGAGGCTATCTACCGGCTTCTTGTCAGCAATCTGAAAATACCGTATACGGAAGCAGGTATCGCTGCGGTCGAGAATGCCTTGACGCAACCGCTTAAAGCCGGGCAGAACGCTGGCGGTATATCGCCGACGGCTTTTGACGATCAGGGACTACAGATAGGCGGTTTTTACATTGAGGTGCCGCGCCTTCAGGACGTTCCGACAATCGACAAAACAAACCGAACGCTCAATGACGTTAAATTCGTCGCGTTTCTGGCGGGTGCCATACAGATTGTCAAGGTAGTGGGAACTGTAACACTGTAATTTACGGAAAAAACTAACCATAAAGGAGAATAAATATGCCAGTCAGAACCTACGATCCGAAACGGTGTCTTGTGGTTATCGGCGGCGTGCCGATGGGAGGCTTTGCCGATGGAACATTTGTCAGCGTCGAACGCACGAGCGATACGTTTACTAAAGTGAGCGGCGCGGACGGTATCGTTTCGCGCTCAAAAACGAACGACCGCAGCGGCACGCTCACGCTTACGCTTGCGCAAACAAGCCCTTCGAACGACGTATTGACGGGTTTTGCACGCAACGATGAATTGACCAATACAGGTATTGTACCCGTGACCGTCAAGGATTTAAGCGGACGCAGTACCTACGTCGCGGCATTCGGCTGGGTTAAAAAGCCGCCTACTGGAGAGTTCGGCAAGGAAATCGCTGACCGTGAATGGGCGCTTGACCTGGCCGATCTTGACGTATTCACCGGCGGCAATGCGGACATCGGCGTATAATCACATTTATAAATAGGGGTTAAAATTATGATCGAAACAAAAGAGAAGAAAATCGACGACCGTGCCGTAATGGTCACGCAGTTCCCAGGCCGGCGCGCTTTGTTTTTCAAGACGCGATTGTTGAAACTTGTCGGCCCTAGCGTCACCCAGTTATTTACCGGAAAAGGTCTCGATGCAAGTCTTGATTTCAGCACCATGTCGAAGGCGCTCGACAAGCTGTCCGAGAATCTGAAAGAGGATGAGTACGTTAAATTTGTGCTCGACCTGCTTCAATGCACGAGACTTGACGGGCAAGAAATAACCGATACGGTTTTCGATAGCGAGTTTGCCGGTAATTTGCTGCTCATGTATAAAATTCTATGGTTTACCTTGGAGGTGAACTACGGCTCTTTTTTCGGTCAGAGCGGTATTGGGAAAATCCTTTCGGCGATACCGCAACAACTTCCGGCAAAGGAAACAAAAACGCCGCAAAAATCAAGCAAGCAATAGAGGCCGTCGGCTTCGATCTTGCGGAGGAGTTTCTGGTTTGGCGTCTGGTTTTTGAAGGCGGCATAAGTTTACATGAGTTAGAAACAACCTGGAGTCTTGACGATATGGTGCGCGCAAACATCATGCTTGACATCAAAGGAACTTTACAAACGCTATACATCGAAGGAGCAGCACCGAATGGAACAACATAGCTATGTAATGCAAAAAGCGTGCGATATTTTGCATGATGCGGTGGAAAAACGATTCGATCGCGTCGAAAAAACCATAGATAAACAGTGGGATACTATCGACCTGATCCGGCGACTGAATCACCGCCAGACGATAACGGTAGCAACCGTCGTCGGCGGCATTTCGGCGCTCGTGCAGATCATAGCGATTGTACTACAGTCGCAGCTCAGACATTGAACCGATTAAATAGGCTCAAGGACGCATGATATGGTATTAAGGGAACTGGTGAATATAATCGGGTACGAGATCGACGAAGCGGCCTTTAAAGACGTTCAGGCACGCTCCCAGGCATTATTTGAGGGCATTGAGAGTTTCGGCAAAAATATGACGATGAAAGTGACGGCTCCCATCGTCGCGGCAGCCGCTTTAGCGGTCAACGAATTCACTAATTATAAAACGGCGCTCGCTATCGTAGAGCAGCGTATCAAGTCAACCGGCGGCGCTGCTGGGGAAACCGCGAAAGACCTGGAGAATATGTCCAGGTCTCTACAGCAAAAATCATTGTTTACCCACGTGGAAATTCTGAAAAACGCCGAGGGTACGCTTTTACGATTCGACAATATTCATAAGGACGTTTTCGAGCGAGCGACGAAAGCAGTCATAAATCTGGCGGCGGATGACGGCGACCTGCGTTCGTCTGCTTTACTTTTGGGTCGCGCTCTACAGAATCCCGCCGAAAGCGTTCAGGCATTGACCCGGCGCGGCGTTCGTTTTTCCGCTGTCCAGCGCGAAGTGATTAAAGGCATGGTTGCGCAAGGTCGCACCGCTGACGCGCAAAGATATATCCTGAGCGCAGTGGAGAAATCGACCGGCGATATTGCCGAAGCGATGAGAAAATCCTCATCCGGTTTTAAAATAATGCGGATGGAATTGCAAGAATTGGGTGAGAAATTTGGAGAACTGCTTCTCCCATATTTTCAAAAGTTTTACGGCTTTATCGTTAAAATAATCGACAAGATAAAAAATCTATCGCCGGCGACTAAAAAACTGCTCATTGTCGTCGGTAGCATTGCGGCGGCTATAGGCCCGGCCGCTCTTGCTCTCGGAATGATAGGTAATTTAGGATTGTCAAGCGCAAAAGGACTCTCCGCATTAATCAATGGGTTTAAAATGCTTGGTGGAGCCGTAGGCGTGACAAGTATTGCTGCTCTTGGCTGGGTCGCATTGATCGTCGCGGCGCTCGCCGTTCTGTTTTTGATAGTAGACGATTTTATGAATTATATGAAAGGCGGCGATTCTATCATTGGTAAATTTCTCGCGCCCTGGTCGGAGCTAGGGCCGAAGATCATGGCAAAAATGCAGCCGATAATAGATTTTTTTAAGGGAATGTTTATCGGCGCGGTTGAAATAGTACGCGGTCTGCTGCAAATTGTCGCCGGATTATTCAGCGGTAATGCCGATACAATCGTTAAAGGAATCAAAAATATAGTGCGGGGTCTCTGGGATTTTCTTCTTGATTTTCTCGGATTGGTTTTTCAAATGTTGGGAAGCATCGTACCGCTTGCGTTAAAAATATTTGAGAAATTAGGAGGAGCGATACTTGACTGGGCAGGCAGATTGATCTCTTCTTTGTGGGATAAAATAAAAACGGTGCCTTTTCTTGGTTCACTTTTATCCGGTATCGGCAATATGTTTTCCGGCGGTGGAGGCGGCCTTCTTACTGGCGGCGGCATGGCGCCGTCGCTTACCGGTATGCAGGCGGGAATGAATATGTTTCGACCTTCTCCGGCGGCAGGCTCGACAAGCAAAAGCGTAAATGTCAACTCGACGATAGCGATGACCGTTCCTGCAGGAACCGAGCAACACCAGATCGCCGCCGTCAAATCAGCCGCAGAACAAGCGACGGCGTTTGCCTGGAATAATCATTTACGTATGGCGTTTTTGCAGGTGCAACAATGATCTCTCTTTTGCTCAATAAAAAATCGCCGGGCAAAATAGGCGTGCTGGAATTTGACGCGACTATTCATGAGTCGCATGAGTACACCAATACGGTGACGGAATTTCCGGTCGAAAAAGGGTTCAACATAAGCGATCATATTATTCGTCAACCGGAAAAGCTGACGATGGAAGGTTTCATTACCAATACGCCGATCCCTCGTTCGTCGGATTTATCACCGCTAAATGGTGCTGACGCTCAAACAAGCCGCGTCGAAACCGCGTTGCAACAACTGCTCGACCTGGCGGGACTGCCGTCACCGGTGAAAAATACGAGCGATATTACGGGCGTCGCATTGTTTCCAAAAGTTATCGACGTAGTGGAAACCGGCCTGCGCCAGTATAAAAATATGGTGATTACGAGGATAAACATTCCGCGCGACAAGGACACCGGAGAAACCATGCGGTTTACTTGTGAGATGCGTCACCTAATTACCGTGATGACGGAAACAGTTGTCATGCAGAACGTCAGCGAGCTTAACGGGCGCGCTCCGAACGCCGCGACTCAGGCGACCAGCGAAGCGAAAAAAGGAGCACAAGCGAGCGAAACGGCGAGCGAAACGAAATCGAAAAGTATCGCATTGTCAATAGCAGGCACTTTAAAAGGATTCGCAAAGTGATAATAATTCCCTTTTTCACCGACTCCTGTTTCAGCCAGGATATTATACTCGACGGAATCCCGTACCATATTCGTTTTTACTGGAATGCAAGGGGGGCATTCTGGGCTATGGATATTTCGGA